TGTGGGCTGGTGTGCACTGATACCACACAGGTACGTGTGACGAGTTAGTATAGTACTCTTTGTCGGTCACGTGCTTGATGACACCGTACTTCTTAGCATCAGCTACTGTGAAGCGTCCTGACAGACCCTCAGCCGGTGTTGCGAAGCATGAATAGTTGTGGTCGTACTCATCAGAATAACCTTTACACAAGTCATTCAAGTAACCTATAATATCCAGACCAATTGCCTGCGACTCATCAGATTCACCATGATGCTTGCCTGTGAGCATGATAAGTGCCTCAGCAAGACCGATAAAGCTCACTCCCAGCGTTCCATGCTTGATGACTTCCTCAACTGTCTGATGGCGCTTGAGGTTCTCTGAGCCCATCCACACGCCCGACATAAGCAGCGGGAACTGCTCCTTGAGCGCAGTTGCCTGGAACTTATATCTGTCATCTAACTGCTTGGCCACAAGGTCCGCATATTTCTTCAAGCGAACTTTGAAATTGGCCACGCGCACCTCTGTGGGTACAGTGCAGTCAGGATTGAATACATAACCATCCTCAGATTTCACATATGCACCGGTTTCAATGGCAGTTTCAATAGCAATCTTTGGAAGATTGATAGAAGTGAAGCTCAAATTGCCACGGCCAATAGAGGTTGGCAGTCCGAAACGATCACTCCATGTACGGGTTCTACACAAATGTTATAAACATTCTGACTATCTCTTTGGCGACTTTCCTATTACCGTTAAGTCGTTGCCCAGCGCTTCGGAAAAATATTCCTACTCTACTCGTTTATTCAATGAAGATATTTCTTCTTCATTTATACTTTCGATAGTCGATACACCTTTACGTCTGATCAGTTTGGTTATTAAATATCCGTTATTCAAAAGCTCCTTTACATCGGATAAATATTTATAATGATATTTCGTCATGCCTTCGAACGCTTGTGGAATCAGTTTTTTGATCGAATTTCTTTTCCAATCAATCGCACTAAATTCTTCACCAGTTTCAATATTTATAACCTTCCATAAAGTTTCGCAGTTTTGCATATATTCACTCCGCTTCTTTAATGCCTCTTTTGACATCGGATGCGAATGATTGAATGATTGCTTCTTCAGGGTCTCAGATCTTGCGATGCGAGATTCAATCGAATGATGTTTGCCATACATCGGATTGAGTCTCCCTACGTATTGGCCCCTATTTCCATTATTTGACCCAGAGTTGCCTTTTGAGATTTTTTCTTTTATGACTTTCATCTCATCAGGACTCTTGCCTGCGTAGGTGTTGCCACCTTCACCCCCCGCGGAAATATTGTAGTAATCATTTCGCTTATATGCCTGAAACTTTTCTATATATAGAACCTCCTGCCTGGATAATTCCTCTCTTGTATCGCATTCTTTGATGAGCTGCACTGAAAAATTTTCTTTACCATATTTTTTAATTGCGGCTCTAATCGCGATGCCTGATCCGAAATAATCCTCCACGAATGTTGAAGATGTTTTCTTCCCAATGTATTTATAACCATTGATTAAATTCGTGGTTTCATAAATATACCCAAACATACCGCTTTTATTTTAATAATAAAGGATATTCGAGTTCTACAATCCTGTTCAAAACATACTTGGCACGGTATTGTCAAAGCTATGCAATTGTTGCACCTTAGAGTCTCTTAGTCAGCGTATTCGCGATATTGCTATCCTTATTTAACTGATACCGTTAGCCCACACTCTTGTGGACACCCTCTTGTGAGGTTCACTGGGTTTTAGATGAGCTGTTAAACCTATATTTTGGTTAACCCATCGTAGCTACTTCATAGTTGTAGCGAAGCGGATCATCTGCTCTCCAACGATCATCTCTATTGAATGTTGCATCCAGGTTGAGATAGTTCGGGAAGAATCGGCGTGCCGTTACAGCCCATGACATCTTATATAAGTCATAGTTCGGATCGCCTGGGTTCTTGTTGACGCCTTCCTTCATCTTCATTACATGAATTGGGAAGATGGCAGTCGCACCATTACCCACACCCTGCATTGTGCACGTCAGGAGCTCTTTAATTACCAATCGTCCTTCGGCGGATGTATCTGTTCCATAATTGATTGAACTAAACACTACTTGATTCGGTTTTGTTATCGGTAGGCTTTTTATCCTACCTTCTGCAAGATTTCCATGCAGCCCAGCGTACCTATTCATCCTGAAAATATTCAGGAGCCCCACACTCTTGGAAGCATTATATTCCATAAATGGTTTCAGCTTCTACGCGTTACGGTGACGTCAAATATTACTTTGAACGTTTACCACGGGATTGCCTTGAGTCCAACGATCACATGTTTGAACTTTTAGGCGTCCCCCGTATTTGCGGGGTTGTTTGCTCAGATGTTACCATCCGAGGGAGGCCAATCTAAAACTATAGTAAATATAGTTAACCGAGTGTTAAACCTCCGCGTGAGTGTATATTGTTACAATTATGAATAAAACTTTCCATCGCCTGATGAACACGATTCACTGTTCGAGAGATAATGATCTTAAAGAATCCTCCATACAGTTCTGCGTCATATTCTTTAACCGCGAAGTTTTTGTAATCAAGGGTCTTTGCATCGTCCCAACCCAGTACCTCAGCGACTTTTCCTACTTCCTCCTCATACGTCTTGCGAACATAAGGAGCCATATAAAAGTCAAACGCAGGAATTGCCTGACCTCCGTGCTGTTCGTTCTGTGTAGTCTCCAATGAGATAGCAGCAACAATCACAGCAGTCTCGATGCGCTTGGCTGGGCGAATCTCCCCGTGGCCTGCATAAAGTCCGCTCTCAAGCAACTTGTTGAGGGGGGTCTGTACGCATGTAGTGCTCTTGGTGGGGTAGTAATCGAGGTCATGAACATACACATAATTGCCATTTACCGCTTGTCGAACGTTGGGTGCAAGGAAGTACTGCTTTGAGAACGGTTTGGTAAGCTCCCCGGCAAACTTCATCATCATACCCGCAGGAGACTGAGCAGACATGTTTGCATTGTCTGTAGTGATGTCGTTCACCTCTACGTTCACAATGGACATGATATCCTGTGATTGCATCTTAGCACGTTGCTCTGCTCTCATGGCGCGGTAGCCCGAAAAATGCTTATAAATGTCACGATGGCCGCATGAAATCAACAGATCCTCAATTTCATCCTGGATGCGCTCCACTGTAGCAAGCGTCTTGAACTTGTTGATGTTCTGATTGAGAATAGCACGGAATGTGGCTGGGCACTTCTTACCACAAGACTCGAAAGCGGAATCTACTGCTTTGTAAATCTTCTCCATGTCGAAAGGCACCTGATGGCCTGATCGTTTTCGGATTTTTGAACTCATATATTTATACTATTTAGTTATATGTACTAATATAATGATAAGCAACCCGCGCTTTAGAAAAGAAAAAAGGATTATCGCAAAAAATGGATAATCCTTTGTTTTTCAAATGGTTAGCTCAAGATCTGTTTATTTATCTGTTTTATTTTCAGAATTTTTCAGAGTCTTAAGTTTTTCAAGGCGCTTATCAAAATCAATGTTCTCTGCAAAGATTCGCACCAACAAATCAATGTTCATCATGATCTGCTGATGAATGTCCCATTTCTCATGGGTGTCTGTATCAGGCCAGCCATGTAGAACTATTTCATATTCACAACGCGCCCAGTACATGTACCTGGACTTACCTTCGATCCAGTTACGGAGTTCAGCATAGCTCTTTGGCAGGCTCTCGCGGAGATGCTTATGGGACTTGTCGTATTCCCAGGTTCTCATGAAGTATGGCATAACATCATACGGCCCAAACTTCTGAGCATTGAAATCTTCTATGATGCAATAGAAGGGTGTGATGTTCTTTTTCATATACTGCTTATATTAAAGTGTTATGTATAAAGATAACAAACCCAGCGCAGATATTTAGCGTTCTGCGCTGGGTTCTTGTATAAAAATATAAACCGGCAATTATGACAGGTCTTATACTATAGCATATCGGGTCATTGCATTCCAATTTTCAGGCAACTGACTGATGATGCTGAGTTTTGTAATCGGGTCTGTTACATCTCATACATAAAGCACTGAATAGCCAAGGAGCTTGCCTTCTTCAAGATCCGTTGGCAGGTTCTCAAACATGTTCTTAGCCGATTTCAGGCTTGTGTTAATAATTTTATGAAAAAGAAAAGAAAATATCTGACAAAAGAAAAGGAGGACTGTTAAGATCCTCCTTTGATATTATTCTTCTTCAGAATTCTTCTTTTTCTTTTTCTTTTTGCGAGCAATGTGTGCTTTGATGGCAAGTTTCTCATCTTCTGTAAGATTAGCGATCATAGATTCAAGAGACTCATTTGACATATCATACGAATCATCGCCACCCGCGAGGTGTAAGTCATCAAGCTCTTCTTGTTTGTATTTTTCATTCAGAGCCAAATCCTGTGGCGAAAGCTTTAAGTACTTTTCTACCAAGAACTTAGATGCAAAAAACTTGACATCATTACCCTCAGCATCCATATCAACAAGGGCTTCCTTCATTTCTGTAATGTGGGCCACACGCTTCTGCATAAGCTCTATCGCCATAAGCTCCTCAAACACATTATAAGACTTAAACTGCAGTGACACAGATTCAAGGATCTCCTTCTGCTCCAGCAGCTCGGGATGCATCACAGCAAGCTGTAACTGAAGTGGCTTGATCATCACCTGCGCAAAGATGTTTCGCATGCGCGTTACAAAACGGGCAAAGTCTATTTCCACGCGAGCCACCGAGGTAGCATCTGAACCAAACCAAGTCTCACCCGATTCCTGATCAAAGCGTGACAGCGGAATCTTAGAGATCTTATAAAGCTGGTTCTTGAAGTACTTAAGCTGATCATTATCTGCCAGGTCAGGACCTTCACCACCCAGAGTCTCAATCTGAGGTGAACCCGAGTCATTCTCAGGCAACCAGTACTCTTTGTTAAATGGCAGGTTTGTTTGTCCGTTGATAGAAAGCTCGCCGGTGTCCGCCTGGAACTTGATATCTTCTTTATATTGATTCATGGCCGCGTTCAGCGTCTGCATACCGGTCGCTCTGTTCATACCCTTCACAGGGATGGTAAAACGCATCTTATAGGATGCATTAGTGATGGTCCAAATCAGCTGGGCCTGCTCAATGATACGATATATATTGAACGGACGGATCAGACGCTCAAGATATGACTGACGAGTGATTGCATTGGTCTCTTGATACGCTATATATATCACTTGTGAGTCCAGCAGCTTGCGTTCTTTACCCGACATTCCCTTGAACTGCACCCAGTACCATTTGTTATTATCAAACTTTTTAGTAAGTGTGGCTGCGTCAATGGGCACCAGGCCAATGATGCGTTTGGGTTTCTCCAGTGAGTCCCATACAATTTCCCAAGCCAGTTCACCCTCAATCAACCAACGCTTATAATCATCCCAGGCGCGATACTTCCAGTTCAGCATCTTATAGAAAGTTCTGAACGAGCGCGAAAGGTCGTCCTTGAGTTGTTTGCGAACTTTTGGTTTGAGGTCCTGCAGCTCTTGAATCTCTATGAATGGCTCACAGAAGTAGGTGTAGTCCTCGTCATATACAATAGACTCATTGGTCATAGTGTCCAGGATGTCCTCAAGCTCAGGCTGACAGGCTAGGTTGCGAAGCGCTTCGCGTTTCTGTGGAAATGTCTTGCTGAAAAAGTCCTGGTCCTTATTAGACTTAACCTTCCAGTTGCTCGCCGCCATGGTGAACAGGTCCTGGTTGGTCAGCTGAAATTCCTTCGGAAGCAAGGACTTATCTGCGGGAATGGCGCGCATATTATCAATCACCTGATCCTCATAGCGCATACCAAAGCGAGACATCTCTGAAAAGAACTTTGCGATAGTTCGTTTGGTCTTAGGCTTGCCCGGGGTGTTTGAGTAGTGGGGTCTGAAGTTGGTAGTCTCTTTCATGCCTGGAATAGCTGAAGAAGACATCTCATCTATACGGTGACCCTGCGCATCATAATCAAAAGTATTTGGTTGGTATGTTTCTGTTACCATATTTCTTCAAGTGCACTTTGTTGTATATATAATATTCTGAGCACCACCACAAGAGGCCGCAATAGTGACAAAATGAGAGCAAACTATTTAATTGCGCCATATGCGCATCAAATAAAAAAGGTGAAGACTTGTGAAGCCTTCACCCGATCTTTTGTTAGAGCGCAAATAAATGCGCTTATTTGCGAAGTTATCGTCCTGTGTACGGAGATCTCAGCCACTGGCCGACAATTTTGTTTACTGCTGGTACCCATTTTGCCTTCTGTGGTGATGACCAATAAGAAGTTCCTACAGACTGCATCAGTTTTGAGTTACTGTACCAACTGTCAAGTAACCCCTCTAGTTGTTTCTTAACATCATCATACCACTCAACTGTAACCTTCTTTGCGCTGACGAATCCATACACCATATGTGCAATGGACTCTTTAGATGGTGCACCCTGGCGAACAAAACTGAATCCATCAATTACGTAACGTGGGCGCTGTTTGTTCGGATCATCCCAGGCCTTGATGGTGAGGTTGAAAAACCGATTTCCATCCACATAATATTCCAAGTCGTACATATACTCATCTACCTTACCTGATGCATAATCTGAATATGTGTTCTTATATAACTTGTGAAAGATATGATAACCGGGGTCTACAGATGAATAAGTATCTGATTCAAGCTTATATTTGCCTCCATTTGTGAGGATTTTTTCAAGGTCCTTGATGAACACACCAAAGTCTACCGGGGTCTCCGTATCACCGTTCAGTACACCTTCAGTGATCGGGGTGAGGGTGTCGTGGAGGTGGGCACTGAGACGCAACAGTCCGCTTTCTGTGAGGTGTTTGAGCTTATATATAGTGGAATCAATCTGTGACAACACATCATCGCAAAGCGATTCGAGCTCAGAAGAACCAAGTAGCTTACGGCCCTCTTTGGTGATGTCTTTTAGTTTCTCAAGGTACTCAAGGGCATCCAAACCCTCGTCCAAGATGTTCTTGTAACCTTTAACTATATCATTATCAGCCTGATAAGCCTCAATGAGTGCATCCACCTTTTCAGGCATTTCTTTATAGAACTCATCCAGAGCCATGTGGCCTGAGTACTTATCAGTCTGTAGGTGCTTGCGCCATTCTGCAGTAATAGACTCTTGAAGCGTACCAAAAAATTCAGATATTGTCATCTTCGAAAAATGTATACATTTTCTTTAATAATATGATTATAACTTCAAGAACGATCGAAATCTAACCTGATTGGCTCTACCATTCACCCATACATCACCATTCTTAATGCAGACAGCATTTTCATACCACGCCGAGAACTCAGTGCTGGATGATATACCCTCTGGTGGAATTGGTAATGCACTATTGGGGTTCCATCTATTGATTGCAGATATGGAGTCATCAATAACACTATAGCGAGCTACAACATATCCAATCTCGGCGATAGATGGCAAATACCAATCACCTTGTTCTGTTCCTGTAGTGTGATAGCGCCAACAAGCGCAGGCGGCGGGTTGATAACCGGCTGTATCAGCGGGGTCATCGCTTGCTGGATTGACAAGTTGATCAACAGTCTTC